AAATTTTCAAAACTGCAATGATGTATTTCTACGTTTGAACGGAAGTTGACTGCAATAGCCTGATACCCGGTAAGGTTGCCATTAAAGCCGCAATAGCTTATTGACTGGTTGCCATAATTCGTGTCGCCGGAATGACCGTAACTCTCTCCTTTGATAGCCGGACCATCTGAAACCGAACAGTTAAATATCGACCGGTACATTCCCTCTCCGATTATACTTACTCCATCGGGCCAGGGTATTTGAGTTGAAATAGTATAGGTCCCGGCCATGACATAAATATTGTCGCCTTCCGAAACGGACGGGTCAGTACAGGCCTTATAAAGTGTGCGCCAGGGATCATCAATAGTCCCGGTACCCGTTCCATCATTACCGGAAGGAGAAATATACCATGTCGTTTGTGCCGATACGGTCAGGCTGATAAAAACAGATAATATCAGTAGTAACTTTCTCATTCAAATGGATATGGTTTGGTTTGTATAATCGCTCTTTCGCCGGATGTAATTACCCTGCTCCAGATGTAAGGTGCGTCCAAGTAACCTGTAAGCGGATAATCTCCCTCATTGCGGTCGCCTAAGTGAAACGCACAATTTGCGTGATATTGTATTGTCTTAGCCCCGGCTGCCGAATCAGTGTCAGCCTGCACATTATCAATATATAAGTATGCAGTAGTGCCGTCAAAAGTCGCAATGATGTTGTGCCATGCCCCGTTATTAATCACCCCGGTAGAAGTCAGAACTAAATAGGTGCCGTCATTAAACCTTAGATTATATTCAACCGTTCCGCCCGATAGCATCGTAATTGCATATCCGTAATATTGCGAATTGGCCCAGACCCAATTAGTGAGCAGGCCGGATGTTGCGTTACTGGACGTATTGACCCAAAGCGAAATAGTGTGTGTCTGTAGTTTTAGCGGGTCCCTCGCACCAACATTGGTATATCCGGCACCTCCATAATAAAAAGCCTTACCGAATTTCCCGACAGCGTTGACCGTTACTCCCGTATTTGTTCCGGGAAAATATCCCGTTATCTCATTTGCTGTATTACCCGCCGATTCGTCGAGTTGCCAGCCTGCAATAAAATCGGTACGCAAAGATGATAAACTAGGATCAAAGTACTGAGTATTAATAGTAAGGTATTTCCCATTATATGTAAGATACTTTCCATTGTGTGTCAGATAGTAAAATCCTGAACTTGAGTCACTACCACCACCCTCATCGTATTCATAAGCTCCTATTGAGGGAGGGTTATTCCAAGATACCCCATCAAAATCAGTAGAATATCCCACATAAACTCCAGCACCATAAGCGGGTGAAGAAGTTGAACTTAAGTGAAAATCTGTAGAACTGATAAAAGAAGGATTTCCTGTTATAGAATTTAAATCTTTTGAACGAGCAGTCTGCCATTGAGTCAATGTTGTATATGTTGCTCCATCGTAACATACAACGCTGACATCATATAAATTATAGTCAAATGTCCAGTAAGGTATTGATCCTGAAGCTATATGAATAGCACTTTCTGTTGCAACGTCAAAAATATTATTTCGTATATACAAATTACTGTAGGATGCATTTGACGTCATTTCCCATATCATTATGTGCCGACCATTATTTTGATCAAGTGGTCTTTGCATATCACTCCACGACGAACCTGCATTAACAAATGTATTATTCTGTACATACATTCCAGATATACTGCTACCTGAATTAGCAGTAAGAAAATGTTCCCAACTATAATAGGCTTTATTTACAATGTTAAGTCTTACAACAAAATTACTTACCGTAACAACTGTTGATCCAGAATATTGGTGAGTTATAGCAGCGTCATATATTTCATAAAATGTATTTTTCTCTATCAAGATATTGCTACAAGACCCCCAAAATTGTATTGCATTACCATAGGAACCTCCGTCAAAATCACCACCTCCTATATATTGAAAATTACAATCCCGAATTGTAATATTATTATTACCCCCTCCTGCACTTATTCCGTGAGCAGCCCAATATCTGAAATCAATATTCTCTATAGTTACGTAATCCTGCGAACTCCATAATCTTACAGCATCCTTGCCTAAAGCACATTCAATATTGCTGTAATAGGATGCAGGATTGGATGTAGAATATAGTGTAATTTGTTGATTAGTTAAGTCATAATAAAAATCTCCTTGGGAATTAAGGTCTCCTGAAGAGTATACTTTCCAACCAATACTTTCTTCATCATTAAAAATAATATTCCCAACTCCGCCATTTGTATTTGTAAAAGTTGTATCTGTATTTCTCCAAAGATTTGTGCCAACATTTGTCCAATCTCCTGTGGAATTTTCTTGTTTACTACCTAATATTTTTGGTTTATCCCCTGTACCATAGGCACCATAATAAATAACGGCTGAACTTGTCCCACTTTGTGGAACTAAACTAGTTTGTTCTCTCCAGATTCCTCCTCTCTGAAACAAAATAATATCTCCAGCAGAAAATGTATAAGAATTAACTTTAGATAATGTTGCCCAAGGACTTGATGAAGATGTCCCAGTATTACCATCGGACCCAGTATTTGAAATATAATAAGTTGCCATACATAATATTTATTTGAATTATGGGTAAGTATTTGTTATTCCATCTCGATAAACAACTAAATCAGCATAAGCAGTTCCACTTGTGTATCTTATGACTACATATTGACAATTTTCATAACTATCATTATAATTTATATCAACATAAGCATTACCACTTCCGCTGCCTGATGCTGTGTAATTCTGTAATATTGAATAAGGATCACCACTTGGCAACGAAGCTGTCCAGGAACCTGAAGATGTTACATAAGTATAATTATAGGTATAGGGTGAACCAGAATCCTCAAATTTTAATGAAGTCGGACTTAAAGACACATAGCTTGATGAAGTCCCGATTTTAGATTGCTGCAATGCCCCGTGATGTTGAATAAACATATCTTTGATTAATTTAAATCACCCATTCCCACCCACTGTGTTGCATTTCTCTTACACTCTTTGAAGCAGCCAAAGTACCTGCTTCAAGAAATTTTTTTCGATGAATTGGATTGCTAAGACCTCCTTCTCCACCAGGTTTTAAATTCATGCACAAAGGGTCTTTAAGCATTTCTTCATTAACAATTTCTTTTTCTCTATTTTTTAAAGAACTTCTATTTGGAAGTTGTTCGAGAATTTCAAATTTATGATTTTCAGCTCCATATTTATTAACTGAATATCGTAAGTGAGAACCACTTCCTAAATAACCATCATTTAAATTATTTGTTGAATGCATACCGATATAATATCGATTTGTAATCAAACAAGTAGTTTTATAAAGAACGTTATAAACTTTTTGTTTTCTTGGCATAGATTTTTATTTTATATATCTATGTTCAAGGTACAAAAAGTGAGGTGGGAAGGGCAGGATTCGAACCTACGAAGGCCTAAGCCAACAGATTTACAGTCTGTCCCGGTTGACCGCTTCGGTACCTTCCCGATTGTTGTGCTAAGATCGCGAATCCTAGCACAACTAAATGACATCAGCCACTTTTGATCCATTCTCTCCATCCAGCCCGAAGGCATACAATCTTAGAGAAAGTGTTAGGTATCTAGAACCCTAAAGGAGTTTCATTTAAGCATAGACCTAATAGGACCGTTTTTATCATATTATTATCTAATATTACATCCTTTAACGGTAAAGCCGCCGACGGAATCGAACCGTCTGTTTTTGAGGAATTTAACCTCTTCATCATTTACTAATTAATTCTAATTTAATCTAAATTTTGGTCACTCCTAGCTGAATCAAGTATTTTCAAAGAACATCTTTTGTGGGGTGAGAATGGATTCGAACCATCGAAGACTCCGTAGAGCCACCCTGTTTACGGCAGGGCCCGTTTGGCCACTTCGGTATCGCCCCGTTAGATTGGGTTGGGCCACCCGCGCCCATGCCGGTTTTCTAAAGTCAGGTCTTGCAAGTTACCACCGGTCGAAGACCACTCTACCTATTCCCCAATCTGTAAATGACTTAATAATCTCTCACGTCCTCTTACTATTGAGATTAATAGGAATCCGAGGATTTCCTACCAGGCTAATTTCTATTGCAGTCTGCAGTAACTTTACGCTACATTCTTGAACTACAACTCTCATTATCATTGATCGTAAACCGAGGTTCGGTAATCGACGACCATACGCCCTACGGGCGCCTGATTAAGCCAAGTATCTTTATCAAAGAACTGTTTTTTATTCTAAGGCTAATGTAATCAAAAGTTTTCAAATAAAAAAATATTTTTGAAAATTTTTTGTGGAGCCTCCTGGGATCGAACCTGGATCTCTGGATTTTCAGTCCAGCGCGTTGACCAACTCTGCCAAGACTCCGTTATAGTTTTTGGTCACTTTATCACGACATGTACAAGAACCACCAAGACTGTTTCGATCAATTTCGCCAAGGAAACTTCATCCTTCTGCTGGTTAGGCGTCCGAATTACTAACCTTTTGTGCCGCCGAAGGGACTCGAACCCCTACGCCCGAAGGACCTGATCTACAGTCAGGCGAGCCAGCCAATTGCTCAACGTCGGCATTTGGTGTCCAAAGGGGGACTCGAACCCCCAAACCTGTTATGGCACTAGCCCCTCAAGCTAGCGTGTCTACCAATTCCACCATTTGGACGTATTGCGTGCGGGATTCGAACCCGCGAATCATTACGAATCAGATTGAAGGTCTGACCACTTTGGCCGCTTGTATAACGCAACATTTGTACTCGGTAGGGGGGTCGAACCCCTGATCCCCAGGATGAAAACCTGATGTCCTGACCACTAGACGAACCGAGCATTACAATTCATGAAAATTATTATTTATAAGTTCATTAATCCTTCTTTCATCAAATACTGCTGCATAAATTTTTTCCTTGGGTCGAAATTTTTAATTTTAATCTATATCGAAAATTAAAATTTTTACTATGAATTAATGAATCTAAAAACTGTAAAAATTGTTTATTCATTTCCATTTTTTCTTCCTCTAAAAGTTGGTGTTTGTGAATGACAATTTGGACACAATATTTTTAAATTTTCTAATCTATTATCCCTTTTATTTCCATTTATGTGGTCTAATTCTAGTACAAGAATTTTGTCATTCCATTCTTCTCCTAATCCACATTCTTCACATTTTGCTTCTTTATACCCTTCTGCAATTAATTTATTTTTTAATTGATAACTTCTAAGATATTTTTTTCCATTAAATACATCTTCAAGTGATATATTTGCGATTCCTTTTCCTCCTTGATTTGGTTTCCATAAACCCAATAATATTGTTTTTCGTTTAAATGTGGAATATGGAATTCCAATAATTTTTGATGCTTCAGACATTGTTCTACTTTTTTTGCAAGCCTGAATAATTTCGTTATCTAATTCTTTTTTATTCATGGTTAACTCTTTTACTTTATATATTTGAGTTAACCATGAAATTTGTGCCCCCAGAGAGACTCGAACTCTCAATGTCATAGACGCCTGGTCCTAAGCCAGGTGGATATACCAATTCTCCTATGGGGGCGTTACAGGTCTTTCCCTGAAGTCAATCATCTAGAACGGACCGCAGGGCCACCAACTGGCCCCCGTTGACGCTGTTGATTCAGTCGGGGGTAGCCGGGCTCGAACCGACGACCTCATGCTCCCAAAGCATGCGCGCTACCAACTGTGCTATACCCCGTTTTGCAGGTCTTTCCCTGCTGTCAATCGTGTTGATCGTTGCAGTATGTTACCGTTACACTAATATCAGTTTATGAACCGATATGAGGGATTTGAACCCTCAACTCTCTTTAATGACGATGTTCACTCAGCTGCCCCACCACGACTCGAACGTGAATCCCAGGATCCAAAGTCCCGTGCACTGGCCATTGTGCTATAGGGCAATTTTTTGTAGGTCTATTCCCTACAGTCAATTGTGTCGATCATGGTACCGGATTCGAACCAGTCTTCCCAGACACCCGCCGGGCGTGCTACCATTACACTAACTCCACAATGTTCACTCAGTTGCCTTACAGGGACTCGAACCCCGACTGACCAAGCTCCAGAGGCTTGCGCGCTGCCAATTACGCTATAAGGCAGTTTAAGTTGAGAAATTCAAAAAAGAGTTTTTTGTGGTAATTTATGGAGCTACGATGTATCTCTTCTTATTACTACAACTTTATTTGGCGGGGAGAGCTGGATTTGAACCAACAAATTTAGTATTTCAAAACTAACGTTTTACCTTCGAAGTAACTCTTCGTTATTACTACATTTACATGAGAAAGTCAACTAGAGTGTTTTTTCTTTTTTAAACTTTCTCCCCATTGGAGCCGGCAGACGGATTCGAACCCCCGACCTGCTGTTTACAAGACAGCTGCTCTACCTACTGAACTATGCCGGCATAAAAATAAAATAAAAACTGAGAAACTCGTTTAGAGTATTTTTTCTTACGGCGTGTCTACCATTTCACCATTCCCCGCGAATATCTGTGCGGGGAAGAAGGACTTGAACCTCCACATCTTGCGATACCGGCTCCCAAAGCTACGAAGTAACTCTTAACATTACTACAGTTTAGAGGCGAATCCCAGAGTTGAACTGGATTCTGAGGTTTTGCAGACCCCCGCATGGCCGTCCTGCCCATTCGCCATATTTTTTATTCGTTCCTTTAATTCATCAATTGTTATAGATGAATTTTTATATTTTTTTGATTATCTTTATGAAGAACTAATTTACAATTGGCTGGGTGTGAAATTATTTTGCAGTCAATATTATTTATAAATCCGTCTTTAACAGAATATAAATGATCTCTTGAAACTCCATTAAGATTATTTGTTGGAGAATACCACCCGTATTTTTCAATCAGAATTAGTTCAAAATAATTCGGATAATCATAAACATTAAATTTAAATTGTGATTTAATTTTATAATTTTCAAATGCAGTTCGTAATGTTTGATAATATAATTTATAACACTCAACTGAACAGAATTTTTTATGGCAATCATTTCCACAATTCAAACATTTTTTTGGCTCCTTTCGTTTTGGTGATTTACATCCTTTTAGCTTTTGACTTATTTTAATATTTATGTCTAATCTTTTTTCTTTGGTGCTAAATGATTTAGCACACGTTTTAGAACAAAATCTACCTTTACCATAAGAACCATTGTGTTCTTTATTACAATTTTCACAGATTTTCATTCGAACCTATTTCTACTATATATTCAAAATAGGTTCGAAGAAATCTTATTTTAACGTTACCAATATGTCAAAGAACCAAAAAAAACCCTCCAGACTTTCGTGAGGAGGGTGAAGAAGTTATATAGAGTATGACAACCTACTTAACCACTATACTTTCCCTCCTTAAGAGCATAAAATAGCTCTTCACAAAGTTGTTGTGGTAAACTAAAGGGGCTATATGTTAAATACGTTGCCATCATCTTTGAAAATCTTTATCGCTTTTTAAATCATTTTTAATATTATTATATATACACTCGCCCACAAAAAGTTTTGATAGATAGTGCAAATATAATCACTTTTTTCAAATAAAAAAATTTTTTAATGTTTTTTTTTTCAAAAATTATACTTTTTCAAAAATTTCTCTCCTGTAATTTGTTCTCCCATTTCTCCTAACATCCTATCATTTATCATATCTGTTACAAAAGGGGCTTTACGTTGGGTTAAATAAAATTTAGAATCTAATTTATCTATAACGAGAATAAATGGACCGAATTCTTTGTAATACTGTTCCATATATTTTCTTGCTTGATTTAAGGGCATTCCAAAAGGAGTTCTCGAAGCCCATAATACATTAAACTTCCAAAAATCTTGTAATACTTTTTCGCTATCTATGTCAAATTGAAATATTGCGTATGATGGGGTTTCTTTTATAATGTATTTTTTGTAATCTTTAAAAGCTTTATTAAACATAGATTCAACCTCTTGTTCTGTTTTAGGTTTGAAAATATCTTGTAATGTTTCATTTACAAATTTTGCTTTCATGAAAAATTTTCAATTAATTCATTTTCGATTTCTTTAAATGCAATTTTTTTCTTTTGTATTTTTCCGTGAAATTTATTAGCCAATCCAAGTTCTTCTTTTTTCTCATTAATACGGATGTATATTGTTTCTTTAACTAGAGAATGATTAACGACACCTTTTTCTTTAACCATTTGTGTATAATAATCAGCAAGTTTCATACAAGTTCTTAATTGCTGCGAATTTTCACAAGAATCTATTATATTGAAAACTTTTCTAATTGGAGCAATCTGTGTCATATTCAAGTGGTTATTTTTTTATATATCATATCCCCAATTTTTTGTAATGTACACTTTCCATATGTCCTTTATATCTTTTACATATACAGATGTTTTTTCATATGGACCGTCAGGACCAGTATAAGAACTACTACCAATATAAACAAAAATTTCATCTTTTATAGATTGTTTGTCTTGGCCTTTAACAATTGGATCATTTTTCGGAATAAGTAGATTTATATAAAAAGTACTCTCTTCGTCTCCTTCATGATATTCAATAGATTCATAATCTATAAATTTTGCATAATGTTCTAATCCCGCTTCAACATTCAGAGTTAAGGTATCACGCAAACTTAAAATTCTCTCCTGATTCTTTTCCCAATCTTCTATGGATGAAAATTTTCTCATTAATATTGTCTAATTCTTCTATGAAATAATTTTCTAAGAAATCCTACTCTATCACACGATATTTGTTCTAGTTTATCTTGAGATGTATCTGCATCGATAGTTGTCCAAACTTCCCAATGCATACCCCAATCTGCGAATTTATAATATGTATAACCACCATCTCCCCATTGAGAACTCCAAGAGTTTCTTATAATGAATGAATCTTTTAACCATCCAACTACTGTAACAGCATGTCCTCCCATAGCTTCTTGATTAGGAAAATCAGGTTTCCAAAATTCTCTTTTTTCTGGATTATAAACAGAAAATGCGATATAGCAAGGACCATTTGCTAATAAAGCCTTTTTCAAAGAATCTATTGTTCCTATTGTAGCATATCCAGAAATTCGATACTTAGCTGCAGTTTCTGCTAATGTTGGTTTTAAAGCCGATGGATCCAAGTTTTCAAATGAAGAAGCATATGGATAATCTTTTTCAGGAACTATGCCAACATGATACAAAATTTTCATTGTATCTCTAGGTGTCATTCCTTCTGTTCCATAATTCTCTCTCAAATTATAAACAAATTGAGGTGACATATAGTTTTTAAAATTAACATCCACTCGTTCTTGCCATTCTTTCATTGCCGCTGCAGTTTGTGCAGAACAAGTTCCGTATTGTCCTTGATCTCTTACCGGTGGCATTCCGTTACGAAGATCTAATGTTGATGGAAGGGCAACAGAATATGGATATATACTTTCAAGTAGAAAGTCTCTATCATCTTTTGGACTAGGTTGTAGATTAAATACGTAATTCATATTTTTAATTTATTATTTTTTTATCTATTGGTGGACACCAAATAGTATTATATAAAGTCCTTACATAATCCACATCTAAAACATTAGCTTGTAATAATTTTTCGTCTGTTATGATACTTAAATCTCTGTCTGTTATCCATGGATTTAATATTGTGTGCCATCTATGACTTGTCATAGGTTTATAATTATTAATTTTATTCTTTGAAATATTTTCCTTAGACCCTAATATCATTTTTATCACATAATTATGTCTGGGAGTTATTTTTAAACACATTTTTTGTAACTTTGTTTTTAATTTTGAGTTTGACATAAAATAAATCTTCCACGCAACACAGTGTAAATCTTGTATGGAATATAATTTTTTAGCTAATTTTTTTATTCTTTCCGGTTTTAAATCATTGTCGACTTTAATCCACCCATTTTGACAAACTTCATCTTCGAATGGAGCAATCTTATAAATTAACTTGTTCCATAGTGTAACAAGTTTAATTTTTGGAATCATATAAAAATAAAATAACAGTTCGTTTAATTTATTTCCCACTAATGCTTTGGCCCATAAATAAAAAGAAGGATTAAAATTTATCTTTGTATGATTAATAAAATCTTTAAGTGATTCCTGAGAATATCCTGCATATTTAAACGCAAAAATAGAATAAGCTACATGATCGGCAACTAATGGGGGTAATTTATCGGCTTTAACAGGATATGGACGCCCAATATATTTGTATTTTTTTCCAATTTGTTTTTTTGTCCAACAAGATTCTATACCCTCAATAAATCTTTCATCTCCATAACATAAATAAGCAATAAAGGATCTGACTATTGCCTCGTATCTGCCACCTCCTATTGTAACATTCCATTCTTCATTTTTACATAGCATCAAATTATGTTCTTGATCTACATAATTATAAGTATTTGGATTTCCCCAATCTAAAGGCATAGGTTAATTTTATTTTATATATCTTTAATTATATTACTTCACCCCAATAAAAAAAGGGGTTAACCCCCTTTTAAATTAAAATTCAATGATTTCTAATTCATTGCAATTTCTTTTAAATCTGATGTGATCTCTTTTTCTATTGGTCCAAAATAGGCTAATATTTTTTCGTCAGATAATGTTATTACTTGTTGATACATTTGAATATTAGTGTCCATATTGATTTGTATCATTATCTTTCGTAATGAATTTTCATACGAAGAAGCTGTAGCATATCTTTCTCCCTTTAAGTTTTTATATCCTCTGTCTTGTAATAAATGATTCAAATCTTTATAGATTGTATCACCTTTAACAGATATGTTAATTAAATATTTGTCTTTAAGGAGTTTTAGATATGGTTCAATTGACTCATTTACATTACTGTATCGATATTTAATCTCTCCGTTGTCATAAGTACCAACGTTCCATACCGAATTCGTTTGCACAGCTAATCCCTTTGTCCCAAGATGTGATTCCAATATACCTTGAGCAACAACAAATGCAATATCCATATCATACTCTAGACATTTTAAGACTAGAAACTCCGGATCTAATTTAGAATCCGGAGCAATTTGATGCATGTAGAGCTTTACTTCATTTATTAACTCCATACGCCCTCGATCGCGAACTGAATATACATAAGCTGTATTTGAAAAATCAGAACCAAAGGACTGAGCATTCACGGGTGTTTCTCCGGAATTAAAAGAAAACATAAAACTGATTAAGAATAAAAAGTTAATTAAAAAGAATTTTTTAAATTTTCCGGATTTCGTTTGCAAATTTTTAGTTTGTTTTACTACTTTCATAATTCATTTTTTTAGTTTAACTTAATGCCAAGATGTACTCAATTATTTTAGCATTTACTCAATAATGTAAATTTAAATAAAATAATTGATTCAAAAAAATTTTACATCAATAGCATCTATTAAGCTATTAGAGCTTATTTATTTTAGGAATTGTAAAGCTAACTAATCTTCAAATAGGGAAACATTCCCATGATCAGGTTCACTGTCCTCAGGCTCTTCTGAGGATATATCATTGTTCGGAATGGTAATTCTTATTTCAGAATTATATTCCTCATCGTTTTCTTTTATATATCTTTGAGTAGATGTTAGTTTCTCATCCTCCTCTAGGGTACGAATAGTCATATAGGGGCGATCCTTTATTTTTCCATCTATCAATTTAAGTACACTAAACAATTCTATTTCGTCATCATCAATTAACCTCGAAATCATCCTAGATCCATTCCCTTCAAGTAGTACATATTTTCCGTGTGCACGATTAGAATTAGCCCTTGTTAAATCTCTATAAAATATACCGCCGCGCCCTTTAAGCCACTTTTTGTACCTATCACCAGACATATCCTTAGGAAGATACGCTTCCACGTGCCCATTTGGAATGCCAATTACAACATCATCTACAACATTAGGTACTAAATTTAGAATTTTTAAATCTTTAATTGAAAGATTTTTTTCTTCTACGGCTTCAAGTAATTTTTTAACGTCCATGTTTTTCAATTTTATTAGGGTCTAATTTCTTTTTATATAATTGATTTCTGAAATCTAAGTTAAATGCGACTAATTCTATTTCGGCTTGGGCAGAGAGAGTTTTTCCTTCATTTATTAATTTCTTAATCTTATCTTCCCAAGTATTTCCCCATACAATCGATTCATTTAAAAATATTTTGACAGCATCTAATCCACCTTTTTGCCAACATTCCACAACCTTTTTAACCGTTGCAATAGGGGGTTTTGTAGTATCTGTTTCGCCTTCTCTACCTAAAAACTTTCTGTAATTTACTTCTCGAAATATTTTGTCTCTTTTTTTCATCTATTCAGCCACGTGTTTAAAAAATTCTTAGCAGCATCATTAGCGATTTGCATTTGTGATCCGTCAATTTTGGATTTTGATTCTTTTATAATATCCATTCCAATGGATTATTTATCTGACACAGTAAAATTATAGTTATAACAGTATCAACAACATACATTAAAAATATATGAAAATTAAATGAATCTGATCTTTTAATAGACGGAAACATTGATATAGTTGTTAATATAGCTAAGGCAACCATAGATAAAGAAACCCACCACCATTGTGTAAATAATAGTAACGCAAGATAAATCATATAGGAATAAGCTATAAAATTTAGTAAAGGATATTTTCCCTTAATTAATTGGGGTTCATTCTTTTTATTCCAACTTGAAATAACATTTTCCCAGGAAAGCTTACTAATGAAAAGTTTTAAAACTTCCCATATTATAAATACTAATGTCAGTTTTTGTAAAAATTCACTCATGATTCTAATATTTTTTCAAAGTTTTGTAATTCTTTTTTCATTGAATCTGGAAAAATTTCAATAGCTTCTCTTACAGATTTTAAATCATAACCAAATTTAATAGCATATTGTTTTATTACAGATTCCTTTATGTTTACTTTCTTTTCTTTTTCTTCTTGTTTCTTTTTAACGCCAGCAATAAACATCCAAAAAGGTGTCTTTCCTTTATATTTTCGAATAAGAAAGCGTTGCCAGAAATCAACAACAGCAGATTCATTTATTTTAAGACGTTGTAAAGCTTGTGCTTCTTCAGGATGTTGAATTGCCATCCTTCGATTTATCATAAAGAAGTGTTTTCTCTTATCTCCAGGGGTTACCGAAGAGTATTCTTCTGGTTTTTCAAACATAATCTTTGTAAGTTCAAAGAGTTCCATTCTGGATAGTATTTAGATAGTTTTTTCCTGGAGCTTCAGGTTACTTATTTTATGCAGTACTTTTAAAAAGTTTTCCAAAATCTGTTAATTTTCTGTTAAATTTTCTTTGTTCATTGAAATTCGAATATTTTTTAAAGATGTTTTTTTAGCCAACTCTTTAATTAAATCTTCTGAAAAATCTTGAATATCTATTCCTGGAGGATAAAATTGAACTCTGCTATGTCCATTCATTGTGGGAAGTATTAGTATTTTAAAATCATCGCCTATTTGTTTTTCTAAATAATCTCTTGCTTCTGCCATCCGTTGACGAGCTTTTATAGATGACATTGTTCCCATCTCAACAAATAATATAAATAGTGGTTTTGTCATGGTCATTCATCCTTTATAGAATTTAAAAACACTTCAACCCATTTATTTGCCTCATTACATTTATTGATATTATCTTTTAACCTTTCTTCTGCATGTTGCATATCCTTAATATTATCATCTAATAAAGAATCTCTAATAGCTTTTGGATCAATAGGTTTATCTTTCAAGGAATTAGTCATCTCAATGTATGCTTCATGATAACTTAAATCACAATCATGTTCAATAGTACTTTCAAGTTGTTGAACCATAAATTCTTTTATTTCAACATGTTCTGGCGTTGGAGGCTCATATTTTCTGGCTTGTTCTAGTAAATATTCTAATTTTTCTCGTATAACTTTTATTTGCCTTATTCGTTGAGAATGATATTTTAAAGTGGATTCAATTGTTATCCTTTTTCTTTCTATTATTTGTTCATCAGTAATTGAGAAAATTTCAACCATTCTTTCTCTGGCCTCTTTAACGGCATTGACATAATATTGATCAGGTTTTGCTGGCTCATATTTTACATCTTGTTCATCTCTCATATGGATAGCGGCTCCAAAAGCTTTTACACAAACAAGAGCAAAATCGCGAAAGGTATTAATTTTTCCATCTATAATTCCGGCTGTATATCCTGTAGGCATATTGTTTTAGATTTATGTTTTAAATTTGTATAATATGTATGAGCAAAACTACTTTTAATTATTTGGTTCATATACAGTTTTGGATCACAATTTGATTTTTCATTATACTTTTTCCAATGTAGTAAAAGATCTAAAATAGCGGATTGAAATAAGTCGTCATATAAATTCTGATTATATTTAAATCCAGTTAGTGATACATTAACGAGATCATAAAATAACTGAACAAGCCTTTTTGAGGGTTCTTCTTTTTGTTTTGAACTAATAATTTCAACGTAAAGTTCCCCTCTTATTTTATTGTAATTCATCAACACTCATTAAAATAATTGTGCGTTTAACCTATCAATTTCTTTAAAAATAGATGCTTCACTTCCATTATTGTTTCTTACATAACGAGTTCCTTCCAAGATAGAATTCATATTCCAATTTTGAGGATGTACAGTTGGCCTTTGTAATTGCTCTTGGACTTGTTCATCAAATTTATCCAAAATTTCTTGAGGAAAAACATGACGAGATAATACAACCAATTTAATTTGTCTATTTAGTCTGTCAACCATATTTCGGAAAGACGGAGTATGTCCGGCCATCTCTGTTATTTGATCATAAATTATTGGGGCCTTTTCGACAAGATCTAAATAATCCTTAGCTCCAATGTAATCGATAATCTTTTGGAATTTTGATTCAGTGATACGAACCATTTTTCCTTTATCACTAAGCCAAGAATAAATGGCAGGAACATTATCTCCATCATCGCCGCAAAATATTTTTTTCATGGCAATATATTCCCCGTTTACTTCTTCTACAGAAACCTTTTCATTATCTCTTAGCTTTTTAAAATCGTCTTTGTCAACATCAATAGCTCTATTGAAAATATCGCCACTATCTAACTTTTCGATCCAATCATGAAAATGATGAGGTACAAATAATCTTTTAGTTGCATTTTTGCCAGTTGAAAATGGATTATAAACTGTAGAGAAAACCATTTTTCCTGGTTCATATGGGAAAAATGCAACTAATTGACGTACATCTTCATCAGCAGAAACTATAATAACATGTTGATTTTGATCAAACAATAATTTATCTCTCCATAAAGTGATGATGTCATCTGCTTCAGCATTATCAATTTTAGTAACGATAAACCCATTTGAATTAAGGATTTCTCCAAACTCTCTCATTGTATTAAATACATTGTCCCAATTGATCATTCCACTTTTTTCGCGATTGGCTTTATAACCATCATTCTCATCAATTGAAATTTCTTTTCTCCAAGATCTGGAATCAAGAGCAAAAATAACTCTTGAGGGATTTAGTTGTCTTATAATAAAAGATACATCAGTAGAAACCTTTCTCATTAATTGATCGACTTCGGACTGATTATCAAATGAATAATTTTTTGCTCCATAACCTCCAACTATAAAGAGGCTTCTGAAAAACATGTTTGATAAATCAAAAATTACATTGGTCATACTTATACTTTAAAATGGTAAATCGTCTTTTTCTGGTTCTTTGATCCTTCCGTTGAATTCTTTATTTTTATTCAAAAAGGATCTAATATTTCCTTTGAAGAAAGCTAATATTTCGCCTTCATTTTGATACAAAAAGTCTTCTTCTATTTCATGCTCTTCATTAGTTGTTCCATATCCAGTGTATATCTCTTTAACTTTATAAGTAATTTCATCATTTTGGCCATTACTATGAAAAGCTGTTATCGATAACACTTGAACATCTCCTTTTTTCTTGCCATTCTTTATGAAGAATAAATAATCTCCGGGGTTATATTTCGTCTGAATATTCATAACACCAAAAGTAATTTAAAATTGTTAAAAATAAAAATGTTTTCTGTTAAAATTCTGTTAAGATTATTTCAATATCTCTTGTATCTTAAATACACAAGCTAAAAGAGTAATCATTGGATCTACTACAAATTCTTTTTGATATTGATATTCAGCAACACAAATGATCACTAAAGGAAGTCTGTCAATTTTGCTTGGAGCATTATTCTTTATGTATTCAGGAAAATCTCTTCCTAAAACAATAAGTGACTCATCAACCTTAGTTCCATATTGATTGACAATAAATTTGTAATTATCAATAGGATTTGGTTTTGCTAAGCACAAATCAAATAAATCTTTAAAATCAAAGTTGATATTGAAATTTTTTGGATCAAGAACTTTAATTCCTCGATAATAAAAACTTTGGATATTTTGAACAATGGTTCTCATATCAGGAAAATCCTTAACTACAAATTTTGTTAATACTTCATCAGTATAAGTTACCTTTATAGCATCTAATATTTTTGCTACTCGTGTTTTATATTCTCCAATTAAATAAGTTTCTTCATCTTTATCAATAGCATCATATGAAATCATATGAAACCTCGATTGAACTGGTGCCGGAACCTTTTGAATATGATTACAAGAAGCAATAAATCTTGAAGTAGCTGCATATCGTTCCATAACCGATCGCAGGGCCTTAAAGAACTCCTCGGTGGCACCATCTATCTCGTCTAATATGACACATTTAAGATTTTCTGAGCCTCCCTCGAGTGATATGGTTGAACAAAACTTGGATATTTTTTCTCTAATAATATCAATACCTCGTTCAGATGAAGCATTAATATAGAGGTATGGATGATTCTCTGCTAATATGAACAGGGAAGATGTTTTCCCTGTTCCGGCAGAGCCATATAATAAAATGTTTTGAACTAATCCTTGTGAAAGCTCAGTCTTTATTCTTGCAGGAGCAATTAACTGAGTTAGATTTTTAGGACGAAATTTTTCTGAAAATAATTCTTTTACACCTGCCATTATTCATGTTTTTGTTTTTATGTAAATGAAAGACAATAGTTTTATTCAAACAACACAAATAACTTATTGTCTTCTGTAAGTAATTTATGTCCTTCCCATGTGTTGCCAATTTTGTTTTTAACTTTTAATACAACATCTGGGGTAGTTTCGATAAATGTAAACTCGATAGCAGGACCATTCCATTTAACAACTTGAACGTTTTCATCTGGTCCGCTATAAACGGTAAATCTTGTTCTTATTTCAATAGGTTGTTTTGCAATTCCTCTTACTTCGTTGGCCAAAACTTCTTCAAATGTTTCATAATTGGATTTCCACCAATTGAAATTATTATCGAGAATCATTATGGCTGCTTCGACATAGGGAAATGTGTCCTTTATTGAATTTAAGAAGGTTACGGTTCCGTATTCTTTTTCCATCTTTTTTATTTTATTTATCATCAATGATCTTTTCGATTCTTTTAAAATAATCAAGTATAACTTGATCATGGTTAAAAGCCCATTGATAATTGTGAATATCTTCTATAGGAATCCACATTGGGTCTTCAACCTCTCCTGGAATCTCATTATGTTCTGTTGATAAAACTGGAAGATCATTAGTTTTTAAAATCATTGCAATACCATATCTCAATGAGATGTTCTGCCTGTTTTCTGTTGGCTTTGTATTTGTGTACCATGGATTGTCAAGATCATTGGATATTATTGCTTCAGCAGATTTAATCAAATCAGGAAGATAAATCCCACATTCTTCCCAAGATTCCCTGTAAATAGCTTCTTCGCCAGATTCATCCCAATCAAAATAGCCAGCAACAAGATTCATTTTTCCTCGGTTATCTGCTGCAGCAGGACCACGTTTTGAAGCCAAAACATAAGGACCTTCTAAATTATAGGTCCAAATTAAAATAGCTAAATTAACGGCAGCAGAACGTGAATCCCACACTTCTCTTCCATCGATATTATAGGATTTATTTGGTCGATTTTTAAATTTTGGTATCATACTATTTTCTTTTTTTCTTAAACGTAAATGTTGCAGGATAACTCTCATTATAACCAGGACGATCATACTCAACAGACCATCCAGCTTTTCTATAAATCTCCTCAAAATCAAACCAGTGATTATCATAAACTTTTTGTCTGTCACTGCCTAATTCTCCTCCACCAACTATTGAGAAATAATGCGCCATCAAATCTTCTTGGCGAAAAGTAGCAGAATAGCCATCCCATTTTTTGGTGATCATTTCATTAACAGCCTGAAATACTTCATCAGGTATTGATTCCTGTTTGGATTGAAGTACTTCTGAGGGTGTGATCGGTTTAACCTTGTTTGACATATAATTTATTTTTTAGTTCCTTAAAGCATAGATCTGTCCATCTTTTTTCAAAGCGTTCAGCTTTTATTTCATGTGGATGATGATCTTCAATATAATCTAAATTTTTTCCTTTCTTAACAAATTTTCCGTAAAGCTGATAGAATTCTTTTAACCCCATCAAATAATGTTTGTACTCATGAATAACAGTTCGACATAGTTGTTTAACACTTGTATGGGAACCTAAAAATACCTTTATCGTTTCATTGTGAAATTCTCCTAATAAACCTGTATCTCTATAATCAGGGTTTGCAGTTCCCTTCGATCTATAAACACGTAATTTGGGAAATCTCTTATAGTGAGTTGACTTCCCAAATTTATTTTCGCACCATTTTAGAATCAAAAGAACTTTGTCTCTATTAATGGATTGAACATCAAACTTTTCTCCCTTCTTCATAAATCGCTTTCACAACTGGAAATCTTAAACTAAATCCTCCATCCTGATTTTTAGTTTCTTCAAAATATTGAACTGTTATTTCTTTTCCAATAATTTCTTCAGGATGTTCTTTGTATCGTCTTCTTTGGTCAATAGAGAATCCTGAACCTACAGCAACATCACAACCTTTGTGTTCTATTATGACATTACTAAGAACCTCTTCAGTGACCTCTAAACCATTTACAATGACCCTAAAGGGACCAACTTCGACTCCTTTTACTATGTATTCATTGTCCAAGAACTTCTTGCATTTAAGTAAGTTATTTGAACGCTTTCCTTCATAAGGAATATCTTTTCGAATCATTATGCCTTCCCAACCATTTTTTTCTGCTAAGGTTGTCAATTCAACTAAATGTTCGCCTGATTCAACTTTCCATTGAGGAACAATGTCTAGTATTTTTCCATCGTAACCAGATAGAGCGTATTTCAAGTTATTGATTCGAGATGAAAATGTAATCTCACCTTGGTTACAAACAAATTCATTTAGTGGAATCAAATCAAATATTTTGAAACGCGGATTTTTTATGGTATGGTTCTTACGATTGTATTCTTTTAAAATCGCCTGGAAGTTTTCATTTCCATTTTCATCAAGAATACAAACTTCCCCATCTAATACAATATTCTTCAAATTTAGTTTATCAACTTCTTCTTTAATAACTGATAAAGTCCAAAATTCTAATCCACTTCTGGAATAAATTTTGACAACACCAGTTTCATCAACAATGCAGATGCATCTTAGACCATCAAGCTTACGACTTGCATACCAATCTTGTTTTGTAAAATCGATCTTAGCTGCAAGTTTATCATCATACTTATTTGCCAGAGCAACTTCAAAGGAAGGAATAAGATTTGGAAATACTTTGTTGATGATTTTTTCAGAGATACGTATCTTCAGATTACGATCAAATAGATTATAAATCAATTCTGAATGTTCCTTATTAGCTTTGATGAAAGCATTAACTTCTGAGATTGCATCATGCCCAGTTATTTTTCTGGAACTAAGAGCATCAAGCAAATCAAAAATATCGTCATATTCGGAAAATAAAGCAACCAGATCGGTTCTCTTTTTGAGATTATCTGGTGTCACATAATATTGTTTGAACGGATTATGTGTTGCTTTTAATATTTCTTTAATAAACGGATCATTATATTCGGGCTTAGATAGGGTCTGTATTTTGTCTAAGGTCGAATTGGTTTCGTTTAGCTCTTTTACTAGTTTTTCTAACAGAGGGAATTGATTCATCTTCTTGAAGTGTTATTAAAATATCATAAATTTGTTGACCAACTAAAACAAAATTTGCTGGAGTATGATTGCTACCTTTGAAAAGTATTTGAATTTCATTTATTTGTTTAGCAATTAACTCTTGCAAAAATTTTTGTTCCTGCTTTTTTTCCCATTCATTTTGAACTTCGTCAGGGTCTGATTCAAGGTATAATGTTGTTTTTAAAACCATATCTTTTCTTTCTCATTTCAAATAAAATAGATGTTGCATAGTATTCATCAACTTTATCAGGAAGAATTGACTTGTCATACTCATCATCCAGATTCTTAATCATTTCTTCTGCTTCACGAAGGAGATCATCATATTCATATTCTCCATGACGAATTTTCATAAGAACTTCAATTTCTTCAGGTGAACGACGAACATTTAGATTTCCTGTTCTTGCAATTTCAATTGCAACTTTAAGCAGGCGAAAAGTGTGCATCATGTTTTTTGAGTCATAATTCTTTCTGTGTGCTTTATTCATTTTCACACGGTCTTCATTACGCTCTTTAAGCCATGTTTGATATTCCTTGTAACGTGTACAATGAGTTGAATATGCATCCTTATTAAACGTTAAATACGCGGTAGGAAGTATGCCTTTTGGGATGGACTGAAGTTGAACATCATTAGCTGTGTTGACATCCGAAACAATTCCTCCTGGAAATTGATACATTGCATAAACATCCTTAGCATGATCTATCGCAGCAAGACTAAAGTCTCGTTGATCATACATATCGATTTTAGAGTCATTAAATCTTATCAACCAATCGTGAAGAGGTGTTGATCCGCCTTCATCAAGAATATAGCAAAAATCAAGAACTCCTTTGCGAACCATCTGGGCTTCTTCCCAGTTCATCTTCTTGTTGTAACTTCTTGCTTTTTTGATTTGATCAATAGCATAACCGGCAAAAGTCCAACGACATTTCTGCGTTAGAAATTTCTTGTCGACTGATTTGAGAATCTTCCATTCGTCAGATGTGGTAAGAATACAATCTTCGGGTGCAAAAAGAATTTCAACAATATTTGGATTATTATCACGAAGAAGATTTATGAATCGTCTAAGTTCGTAATAAACAACATCATTCTTTTCATCTGCAACCTGTTCTGCATAACCGTATTGAAGTATATCTTCAAATGGCTGCATCCAAACCCCGCGAACATCTTTATCTGAAGTTGGAAGAACAGTTCCATAAGCATGAGACCCCATTATCGCTTCAAAGATAATGAGATTTTTTTCTTTTAATTCTTTTATAGTATATTGTTTCATAACAGCATTTAACTCCAACCATATACTTTATTCCATTTTATTATCGGGATTGCTATAATAATTGATGGAATGATGAATAGCAATAATGCGTAAAATATATTCACAAATCTTTGAAAAAATGTTGGTGTAGCTTTTTCGGCTATTTTATAAATGACTGGAAATTGATCATCAAAAAGAAATCCAAATGTAGTGAATAAAGCCGTAATTCCAATTAGGAAAAGCGGGATGGTCCAAACCAAATGAAGATTCTTTTGTAGCGGAATCCTTCCTAATTGATGGATAAATTCCGACCATTCATAACTAGCAATATTATGTTTAGCACAAAAGGCATCAATTATTTCCTTTTGACTTTTTCCTTTTAAAACGTTGGATTTCATATTTCTTTAAGAGATTCTTTAAGTTTTTCACAAGCGGTTTTCTGCCCCCTTATAAAGTTCTTTAAAAGAACTTCTTCTTTTCCAAGCTGCTGCATTTCATTATCCATTTCAGAATCTATTTTATTAATCATCTCATTGAAAGTTCTTATAGCGTCTTCAACTTTCTTTGCATTTCTTTCTATCGGTGATAAGTTAAAATTCAACTTTGTAACGATAGCTTCGGCCAACAACTGCGGGTTAAAATTAGACGATGGGTCAATTTTACCAGCAAGTGCAGATTGAAGTAGTTCAACTACAATAGTCTGATCATTTGAATTTTCATGTGTGTCCATATCTTAATATTGTTCTGTTTGATAATAACGATTAACTATAATAATTCCCCATGCAATTATTAAAATTGATACGACAAACCACGATATTACCCAGAAAATATTGATGAATGATAACATACTTTTGGTCTGAGTAATGGGGAACCAAAAATAATGATCGGAAAGAGCCATGATGGAATTAACAATCATTGATAATCCAAAGACCCAATAAAATATTCCTTTCAACCATGATACAATTCCGCTGTGCCATCTCATTTTCTCAAAGAATTTTTTCAATTCTCTCTGATCAACTTGGTATCTACGGCAGAATTCGGCAATGGTTTCTTTTTTTGTTTTTGGTTTTAAAATGTCGTTCAGTTTCATCACATTTAATTTGTGGCTAATATAACTAATTTCTTTGTAATTCAAAAATATTTTTTACTTTTTCTCAATGATGATATGAGGGTCATCAACAGAGGAACCCTTCTGCCATCTCTTAGGTTTGTTATCGGCCGAAGTTACACCATTAGCAATTTCATTAAAAACCGCCGCTTTAATAATAGGTTCTAATCTATTGCCTAAATTATCTATGCCGATAAGTTTACCTGATTCATTAACTCGTGTTTTAAATTCCTCTATTGAAATATCTTCGGTGTTGTTTTCACCAAATACTCCAAGAGATTCAATATCATCTGTTATAAAAGTTTCTTTTATCGGGGCTGGAAATGCTTTAACATTAAATAGCAAATCATAATTAGAATAACATAGTATTATTGAACTTACATTTTCAGTTTTTTGATAAGTCATAAAAACTGTTATTAATTGACCAGCGTTGTCTCTACATTTATAGGTAGTGTAAGAAAAATCTCCATCATTTCCGGATTCTTCTATTTTATAATACCTAATTCTGCTATGATGATCTTTTAAAGTAGACATCATTAAAGTACTATCAAAACTAAAGGTGACTGGGCCGGGTAATTTTTTAGTGAAATTGCTACCACGATATTGAAATTCACCAAATTCAGCTTTGTAAATCAAGTTATTGGAAAATTTAGGTTCGTTTTGAGCCTCACTTACTATCGAAGTAAGAATTAAACTGAATATTGCTACTAACTTTTTCATGTGTGTAATTTATTTCATTATTTCATCAATAATTCTTTGTGCTTCTTCAGCTGCTTTTCTACGGTCTTCCATGGTTACGTTTTTACAGCCTTCTTTGGTACAAACCTGAACAGTAGTAGAATCAAACTCAACCATTTCAATCTTTTCCATTTTTATAGGTTCGCTTTTTTCTACCTGTTTAGGTTCGCTAAAAAACCATTTGAAGATCAAGATTACTACTACTATGCCTATTAATGTTCTCATTGTGTGTGTTGTTTCTTTTGTGGCCGTGGGAAGATTCGAACTTCCAACTTTTTATCGTTCCTGGTCTCTCGTTGGGCTATAATCCAAAGGAGCTAGGCCATTTTCTTAAGGTAAATATAATCAAAATTGCCGACGTGGTAAAATTCTAAATGTTAAAAAATGTTAAAAAGTTACTTTTTTGCATAAAAAATGCCCCGAAGGGCATCTTGATGATTTATTTATGCCTTGTTTTTTTGCTTTTCTTCGAATCGTTTCCATTCTTCCATCGTGTCGTACATAGCAACTAACATACAAGTTAGGCCTCCTTCGATATGTTCAATTCTATCGTCCCAACCATAAGAACGTCTAATATCGGAAAGTTTTCCTCTGATTTTACTTACATCACGTCGAAGTTCTTCCATTAATTCGCTTAATGGCTTGTCCATTTCTTCGGCACTTTTGTAAAAAATCGGATTTTTATCTTTGTTTATCATTTTCATTCCTTTTAATTTGTTCAAAAACTTCATAGATTTCAGGACCTAAATTAGCTACGATACGAGCTAATTCTTTTTTATCCTTTTCTTTCTTTTTGGCTTCTTCCAAAATTTTCTTTCGACGAACGTTATTTATATTTTTGATTTTTTCTGAGGCTTCTATTCGTACTCTAGCCATCACTTCATCATCTGTTTCATATCGTTTGATATAAAGGCGTATTTGATTCCAACCCTCAATATGTGTTTTTATCTGATCTGCAGGTACAGAATAAGAAATAGAAACTTCATTCCTTATTTTTTCTAATCGTTTAATAGCTAAATTTATGGTTGCGTTCTGAAACACAGCTTGTTGTGAAACAGTACCTAAATCAATCTCAACTTGTTGTTTAGTTGCTTTTGATTTTACGTCCTCAAATATTTTGTTACATTCTTGTTTTGTTAGGATTGCTTCCATCCTTTTTAGGCTCTTTAAGTTTTATTTCTTCAAAAATATCGTAAATTTCAGGGCCAAGTTCCTCAATAGCATTTAGTAAGACAGCTTTTTTTCTTTCTTTTTCTTTGGCCTCTGCAATCAGTCTTCTACGTTTATCTCTATTAGCTATCTCAATTTTTTTCTTAAGGTGTTGTTCTAATCGGATGTTAAACTCTTGTTCGGACTCTTCCTTTACAATATAAAATAGCATGCTATTTGAGCTGGCATAATACGAGTTATTTCGTTTTATGTAAACATTTTCTATAGAGCCATTGGATTTTTCTGCTAATAGAGCTGCATAGTCTTGTATTTTCTGAATAGTTTCAGAGAATGGTTTGCCTTCTGCAAAACAATGACTAGCAGCAACGCTCATACTTTTAGTAAGTTTGGTTTTTCTTTTTAAGGTGCGTGAGTATGCTTTGCGTACTTTTTGTATTTCTTCCTCGGTTAATACAACTTCAGGAACCCCATAATCTTTCATATCTTTTATTCTAATATTAGCCCGGTTTTTGAAACACTTTTTATTTTCATAGAGATTTTATGCTCAGCTAAAATCTTGCGGATATTTGTGACATAGACATCCATGGAGCGGCTTGAAAAGTAATCACTCTTAAGCCATATTTTTTCCAATATCAATTCTTTTCTAACAAGCTTTCCATAATTAGCAGCTAATATTTCCACAATACCCCCGGCTTTTTCTGAAAATTTGTTTATTTCGCGCCCTTGATAAAATAAGGTCCTTATGTTTGGGTCATACATACAATCTCCAAATTCTATTTTATTAGAGATTTTTATTGTAAGCCTTTGTAAGGACTTGAAATTCTTTTCGTAATTGATGACATTACGAGTCAAAAGGGAATAAAAATAGGGAATATCTTTTATGAGGGGAATATAAATATCAGCATTATTAATTTTGTCTATTTCTTGTTTACCTATTATCACCACAGGAATGTATGGATGTTTCTTCTTTATGAAATCGATCGCCTTTTGCGAGTATTCTGAAGAGTTATCAATAATAAAAGCGCTTACATCACCAACCGATATACAATCGAACAAAAATTTCTCAGTTTTAGCATTTATGATTTCAACATTATTATTCTTTGATAGTCTTAGAAATTCATTTAGAAGATCATCGCTTTGCGAATTCAACACAATCTTCATAGTAGGTCTTTTAAAATATTTATTGCAAATATAATAATTTTTTAACAGAATTTTAACTTTTTTCTGTTAAAGTTCTGTTAAGATGTTTTCTTTTATTTCCAAGTGCATAGTCTATGATATCGAGAAGTTCATCAATATCTTCCATTGCACAACGGTATGTGTCACCTTTATAAGGATATAATTCCCAATAAGGACGACCAACATAACCTAATCTGTCATAACAATCTAAATATACACTGACTTTATTCTTGCACCCATATCTTTGAACAGTAAAACGAACAATAGCTCCACCATATGGAGGAATTATTTGAACACACCAATCTGATGGAAACTTAATAGCAGGAATTTTATCTGCCCATTTACGATATTCCTGTATATTCTCAACAGCAGATAAAACAGACCACACTGCAGTTTCATCAGTATGAGCAACAGTAATCATTTTTATGGGTTTATCTTTAGCCATTTTTCTGGGCTTCTTTCCTTTTCTTAAATTCTTCGACAGTCAAATTTTTGTCTTTGATAAGTTCTTCAACTTCTTCAACAGTACACCATCCGTAAAAAGAACCTGAATTTATCCAAACACTAACATCATATTTAGTTTTCAATTTTCTTTTTTCTTCACTATCAATGAAATGTGGTGAAGCAGCATGAAGACTGTATTCACCAAACTTATTGGTTTTTCTCAAACGCTCAAGAAGATTTAATTTCTTTGTAATTTTGCTTAATTCAAGAGAATTTTCGTCTGCTTCTTTCATTGCACCCAAAGTATCTTTTGGTAATTTACTTGCAATTAAAAGAGATAGGCAGGCATTTGCAAAAGGATTTTTTCCATTTAAATTTAAGAATGTCAAAGCTGCATCATGTTTTAGAATAGCTTCATGGAGCTCTTTTAACTTGGCACGATTCTCTTCTCCTTTAGTTAACATACCGAACTCTTTCCCGTCCCATGCAGTAAGTATTTCATCCTGCTTTTTTTCACGTCTGTCATTGTCTTTAATCATCCAATCAAGTTCGTCCTTTTTAAGACAATATTCAGGAATTTTTGGCTCTGTATCTTTTTCCCATGGGTATTTTTCTCTCATGTACAGATAAGTGTATTTGCCATCCTCTTTATAATGTATAACAGCTTCTGGATGTTTAATACCAATCATACGTGATTTGATACCAACATTTGAGTTTTTTAATTCGGGAATTTCAAGCGTTCGCTTCATATCGGAAATTCCCCACTCATGCTCTGCGGTAAAGTCAAAACCAAGTGTTACTCCAAAGAATACACCATCTTCTTCTATAAATCCAAAATCATGAAATGCTCTTCTCATTCCTCCATCATTCGGTCTTTTAAGTCTTTTAATATCTGTAAATCTCCAAAGGTCATTTTCTTTTGCTCTGCCCTCTTATGTATTTCATCCAATTTTTCCTTTTCGCGATTTGTAACAACTGGGCTTGATTTCATATGAGTAAAAACTTCATCTCTTTGCATGGACTTTGTAATCCATATAATGTTTTTATCTCCCATAAGAATTCCAGTTGTAACCATATCTAGAAGGTCTTTTATACAGTCGGCACAGAGATATGTTGTTGTTTTTTCTCCTTGCCAAGCTTGAATAGCCCCATGAGTAATATGTTTAATAACAGCTCGATCTTCTCTCTCAATTTTTTCTCCTTGAAGTTCTCTTCTCATTTGATCAATTGTATCAGTCATATAATCCTTAGAAATCATTATTCTTCCTATTACTGTCTCTAGATCGATCAAAGAATGTCCGCAAACATTACATTTATGTGATGTATTAGCTCCAAATTCCCATACCTTTTTAGGTTTATTAATTGGAAGATAAGCTCTTATTAAATGGTTAACAAAATTTTTTGACTTGGGATCGTCATAGAGCTTTTGAATTGTTGTTTTTTCTGTAATCATAGATGAAATTTGTTAGCGAATATAAACTAAAGTTTTCAAAAATAAAAATTTTTATGATAAAATTTCTTCGGCTTCCCATATTTTTCTCCATGGCTGCCAATAATTCTGATAAGACCACCCATCATCAAAGGTTGTACTTCTATCAAACCAAAGACGTTCTCTTATTTTTATTTTTTTAAACCATCGAAACTTTTTACCAATCCACCAGGGCCTCCATGCATATAATTCTCTTTCTCTGGTTTGATCAGTCATTTTCATTTGATAGTAACCCCTTTCAGTACTACCTTTATTTTCGGAGATGATATTATATTCTTCTCCTTCAAATACAAATTTTTCCATGATTATAATTTAATATCAAAACGATTTCTCATTTTTTCAAGAGTTTCTTCTGGAACATTATGTTCATTAATGCCGTTATGACGATTTTCAACAATAATAGAGAAAACTTCAAAACCATATTTATTAGCTAAATCATAATAAGGATGAAGTTCTTTTTCAGTCGTAGAAGTATTGGCCACAATGACAGGAGTTATTCTTGATTTCATGAATCTTTCACATTTTCTCTGACACCATGCATGGGCCTTTCCAGTATTTTCTCTAGACCATTCGTACTTTCCGTTTCTTGTTAGATAATCATCAGCTGTGCAAATAGCACGGCCCAGAAGCTTTGCGAAAGTCGATTTTCCACATCCAGGAATTCCTCTTACTATGATTAATATCTTATCCAATGTGTAAAATTGTATTAAAAAACCATAAAATAGTATTAAAGACCCATATCCATGTCTGCCATTTAAACTCATATTTTAGTATACCTATAAACAATGTCAACGCACACATCAAAAACGTTATTAAGCACCAAATACCGACAGACTCCCATTCTTTGTTTATAGCAGCTATACTTATAAACATAAATATAAGAGCAACTAAAACACTTAACCCAAAAAGCATAGATATATTTGATTGAGAATTCCATTCTTCTCCTTCTCTAACTACTTTGAATTTTTCTTTCTTTGGAACATGTACTTCTCGATCACTTAAATCAATCCTGATGTTCTTGCTGAAATTTGTCATTTTGAATTTCATGTGTGTATTTATTAAGGGTTACCAACTTTTTAAAACATGTGAATGAGTCTGACCACATTCTGGGCAATGAATATCAACTGTCATTTCTCCATCTTTTTAAAACATGTGAATGAGTCTGACCACATTCTGGGCAATGAATATCAACTATCATTTCTCCATGAGAACCACAAATTTCGCATTCCTGTTCATGTGAATAAATATCCCACTGTCCCACTGGTACAGTAAATTCCTTTTCAGTCTTCGAACACTTTGCCTTAACAAGTAATGCGATAAATTCATGTGTGATCTTCTTTGTTGCCATAACATTATTTTTTAAGTTCGCTTAAAAACCTATCTTGCATTTCGTTGATCTTTTTCATATAATCATCCATGCACTTATCTGATTCAGACTTTTTCTTTTTTCTTTTCTTAAATAGTAACATAGCCAATATATTCAGTACCTTCAAGTTTATTTTTCTTCGTATGAAAGGAACTTAAATTATAATAAATCTGAAAAGTTCCTTTTTCAACTCTGTCAGATGAAATGAATATTGCAAACTTAGGTGTTCCTTTTCGCAGAAGTAACCTAACGGCTTTCCTAGACAAACGATTGGGAATTTCTGTATAATCTTTGTAGAATCCAATTTTTCTTTGTTCAAATTCTTGTATCGATGTTAATATAAACATGACATTTAAATTTGATGCTAATATAATAAAAAACCTCGAACTAAAAAAATTCGAGGCATTTTTTAACATTTTTTAACAAATGCTTACTGAACCTTCACTGTGTCAACGACTTCTACTTTTGTAGAATCTACTGTAGCTTCAGAAGCCGCTGCAGATTTCTTATTTCCACAAGAAGTAATAACGAGCATTGCAAAAATGAAAATACCTAAAATTACTTTTTTCATATCACTTATTATTTTAATTTGTTCTTATATATTTAAGGTATGAAAAAGTTTTTAATAACTTGGCCAAATTTTTTTGTTCTTGGTCTCACATCTTATTTTATAGTTATAATATGCTGAATCTATAGCTGCTTTATAAAATTCAGTAAAGATCATATAATAATTAGTCTTCTTGTCTGGATTAGATAATAATATGTATTGATTAAAAACTACTTCATCTCCTGCTAACCCATCATTTCGCATCCATTGATCAAGACTTATAGAATCTGTTTCAACATATTTTAATGATGAATAAACATCAGTTAAGGCTTTATCATATTGAGATTCTGAATAGTCATTATTCATTATGTAAAATATCCTCATAGGAGCACATGATGCCAATGACAATAATAATATTATTAATAGTTTTTTCATCTTTTATTTTATTTATTCATAAAAAAAGCCTTAGAGAACTAAGGCTTTTAAATTAACGACATAAGTGGTCTGCAACATTTGAACTTGCCCAAGCGTATGGCTTACCACAAGCTTCATATCCCATACCCTTAATAAATCCTATACCGGAAGCATATAGAACATTTGAGTATGCTTCTTCCTTACTGTTGTAGTCAAGGTGAATCTTAATTTTCTTATCACATCCGTCAAGCATTTGAGCTGCTTCTACTGTGTACATAGCTTCAGCCCATAGCTTAGTGTAAATATCAGACTTTAGACCCTTACTTCTATCTATAATAGTTGCAGAAATAACATGTGCTCCATGTCCTACTCTGTCTGGATTTGTTTCCTTTGATTCGTAGAATATGTGCATAACAATTACAACTGAGTACTTTACGTATCTAGCATACGCCTGTGAGTCACATCCAACTGTAATTTCTGAGTGTGGGTACTGTGCAATCCAGTCCTTAACATACTGATTTACATCTTCAATCTTTGTTCCATCAATCTTGTAGAACATTAACTTCTTTTCTGCCATCATCTTAAAATTAAATTTGTTAAAATAAAAAAGGCCTCCCTATTAAGAGAGGCCCTATATATCGTTCTTAATAGTTATCTATCGCTGTCGAAATTGCACTCTCTCATTACACATAAGTGATGTATCACGCCCAATTGGCGCGCTTTGAAAATACCATATGCCTAACAATTGTTTTTCCATTAAAAATTATTTTAATTAAATTATATATTCTTTATTTTTAAAAGTTTTCGCTATTTCACTTCAGTTCCATCCATCTTAACTATTTTTGGTTTTGACGTTGTTTGAATTACTTCTGCATAGAGTCCAAATGGCCACTCAACAGTTTTGTCATACATTAATGTCTGAGCCCATTCACCACGTTTTGCTGCTTCGACATGAATGACATTATGTATCTGTGTATGACTTTTAGTCGTGTATGAAAACTTCTCACCATTTTTATAATAAGTAGTTTCATACCACGTAGTCCAGCTTGAAGGAATTTTTCGTGTCATGCTATTTTCATTTTAGGTGAATAACGTATATTATTGTTTAAACCCAAAGTTCTTATTGCTTCAAGGGGAGTCTTACCAAAAGCAATACAATTATCTTTTACTAAAATAATCCACTGCTTATGATATTTTTGTTTGACAATTACGGCTTCTATCAAAAGTTGATAATGGTTGTTATCAATCTTTCGAATTTTAATGCCTCCTGTTTTTACTTTTTGTTTCATCGCAAGTAGATTTTAATGTCGCCTTTACGTTTGTAGGAATTTCGACAAACATAAACCTTTTTTGCCTTATTCCACTTATTTACCTGAAGACCGGCCCATTTTACAATTTCTTTAGGGACGTTCTTCATGTTATGTCCACGATTTCGAGCTTGAGCAAGCTTTGAGAGGACGTAAGCCATGGCTCTATACTCGTACCGTTTGTTGTAAAACCCATACTCTTTGAGTTTTTGAATCGCAAACTGTTCTGCTTCATATTCCTCAACGTAACGAGTTTTGCCACTCTTCTCATCATGTCCATGAACGATGTGGCCAATTTCATGGAAGCAAACACCCAAAGTATCATAGTCTACTGGATGAGGAATTTTAATCTCGCGGGTCTTCATGAAAGCTGTTCCACAAGATTGGTTGCTCCATTTTTTAATCGTGATACCATGTGTAGACAATTCGTTCTCAACGATTTGTCTCATGTCTGTAGTTTCATTCATATCAAAGAGCAATTTATATTGCAAATATAATAAAAATCCGTGAGATAAAAAAATTTTTTTAACAGAAAATTAACATGGGGCTTAAAACCGGGGTCCCGAGCATCATAAAATAAGTACTTAAGCTCCAGAGGAAAAGCTCCCATACCCGTACCTGGGCCCGGGCGCGTATATGAATAAATATAAAAAGGTTTTCAACTTTAACATGATTTTAACCCCGAAAATTTTCAAATCCCCTAAAAATTATTTAATTTTACCAAAAATAACTTTGAATTAGTTATGAGTAAATCCTATCGTAAGACCCCTATTGTAGGGATCGCAGGATCGTCCGAGAAAAAGGACAAGCAAATCGCGAATGGTAAATTCCGCAAAAAATCAAAACAGAAACTTAGTCAATTTGACTTAGATGAATTGCCTTTTGATCTAGATGAAGTTCATAATAAATGGTCAATGGCAAAAGATGGAAAAATCTATTTAAATCAAGAAGGAGAATATTATAAATCGGGAAAATGGAGACGTAAATGAGATACATTTTAAAGATTGGTTCGATACTAGCTGCTTTATTATTTCTTTCGTTTTTACAACAACAGCACAAAGACCCCTTATATTATAATAAGCAGGGTAAGCCATCTTCTAAAGGAATTGACACCTATATAAGCAATAATCACGACAATCTAATTGCTGAATATGAATATAGAATCGATACTCTATATGATGTATATCTTTTTACAGAAAACCTCGATGAAAATGGCGATGGAGATTTAGGTAATTTTTATCTTCCTGATTACATAATTATAAATAACGAAGAAAGATATGTTGAATATGAATACAAAAATCTTACTAAGTATCAACAAAGAGTGATGCCTCATACGGCAAAAACTGTAAAGGGAGTTCTCTTTCATGAAATGACTCATGTTTATTTTAATCAGACATTAATTATTGCAAAACAAGAAGGGCTTTCAGTTTCTCCAGAATATGGAACCATAAGACTATTTCCAAATCCTGGATCAAGGTTTGGATCCGATTTTATTGAAGAAGGTGTATGTGAATATGTAGTTTATTATTTAAATGAAAGTTCACCTATTGGCGAAATTCCTATTCCTAAAACAGTAGAAGAATTAACTGATAAAGATAATAGAGTTAAGTTTGTTTATTGGTATTCTTCTTATTTTTTAAAAGAATTTTTAGATGAAAAAGGACTTAAAGAAGGGATCAAAATATTAGTAACCAATAAGCCCCCTTCGTATGACGAAATTCTTGATCCTCAAAAATTCTTCAGTCGATTGAAATAATTTTTTATTTACATATTTTTTGGTTATATTTACAACATGAAGTATTTAGTCACATATAATGACGCACAGAAGATTTGCAAGTATTACAACAACTTCAATTTTTCTGAACATATGTGGAGAATAGACAACTACAAAATTTCAGCATTTGATTACTTTATATGTGGCTATAACCATTTTGCAAACCCACTTCCAAATGAACCAAATATCACTGCTTTCGATATGAGAGGAGTTACGTTTGTATTCAATGAAGATGGAACTATTTTCAATCGATATTTAATGCTTCCTAAATTCTTTAACATAAATCAGATAGAGGAAACTCAGTATGATAAAGTTAAAGATAAGAATATTGTGCATATTTCTTCAAAGGAAGATGGTTCATTGGTTGCATTTATGATGTTACCAAACGGAAAATTATTTGCCAAAACTATACGAGGATTTGATAATGAACAAGTAATATCATCACAGCAATTATTGTTTGCATGGGAAGACCACACAAAATGGGTTAAAAAACAACTTGAAGATGGATTTACTCCTCTCTTCGAATATGTTTCCTATGCTAATAGAATTGTACTTAAATATGGAAGTCCAGAACTTAGATTCATTGGATTGAGAAATAATAGTAATGGTGACTATATCCCTGCTTCAGAAGTAAGCAATATTCCAACTACCATGTACTTTATTAAAAACGAATCATTTACTCTTGATCAATTGATTGAAAAATCAAAGGTAGAGGAAGATAAAGAGGGGTGGGTAGTTATTTTTGATGACGGTATGTTGTTGAAGGTCAAGACTCAGTGGTACTTTACTGTTCATGGTTTAAGAACTATGAACGTATTTAGAGAAGATTATGTCATTGAGAATTACTACAGGGAAACATTGGATGATTTAGTATCTCAATTAAATCCAATAGAAGATAAAGATGCTTTTGATTTTATCAATATGGTTACCAAAGCTATTGATAATTATGCATCACATATTGATTCAAAGGTTGAAGCTCTTTTTAACAGATTTTTAACAGAATTCAATGGTGATTTTGCTAAATTTGCAACTAATTGTCATAAAGAACCTTATTTCGATTTCATGAGAGCTTATATCGATGATAAGAATAAATACAAGACTAAAAAAGTTCAATTTATTTTAGAAAAAACCTACAGATTAAATAAAGCAAAAGAAATAGTTGAAAAATATAAAACATAATTTATGGATGAGAAAGTAAAAATTTACGTGTTTCCAAAAGTTCAATTTCAGGAAGTATTAGAAAGAAATAACATCAACGATGATTCTGTTGATGCTATAATAAATTATGCATTTATTTGCATCAATGATACTGAAGGAAATTATTATCACACACCTTTATTTACCCAGCCTCACCATAATGTACTCAATCTTTTTTTCGATGATGTTAAAAACGATTTAGAAATTTCCCCAACAAATTCAGGGAAAACTAGAGCTTTTACTGAAGAAGATGCAAAACGCGTAGTTAATTTTCTTGATAACAATAAAGATGTAAAAGTTCTATTGGTACATTGTGCAGCTGGAATAAGCAGGAGTGGGGCAATTGGGCAATTTGCCTTAGATTACTTAAGAGGAGATAAAGAGTATTTCAAAATAAACAATAAACACATTTTACCAAATGCAGAAGTCTTACGAATACTAAATAATTATGTCAGAAACAAAGATTCATTTGGAAAAAGATAATACTGAACTTCATTTTGATAAGTACGTTCATCGTGGAAGTTTAATGATTTTACGTGAAGCTCTTCCATTAAGTGATCCGGATCAGCTTTATAATTAACAGATTTAATAGTAAGAAACGAAAATCTTGAGCGCCATTTTTATTGAATAAATAAATAAAAGTTTATTCAATGACTAAAATTGTTAGAGAAGGCATAGGTGATGTTTATGCTTCTAAAAGATTTTATATTCCTGATGAATTTGATGAGTTTAATCAAGAATATGAAATTGCTCAAAATAGAGATAAGATTATAGACATTAATGAAAAAGCTAAGGTCATTGTAAATCCTTCATCTTTAAGTAATATCGCCCCGGATGTAAGAGGAATTATAGACAAAAAAGGAAATGTTTATTTATCAATAAAAGCAAATTGTATTCATCAAACTATTTTAGATTCATTACAATTTCAAAATTTAGTTACAGTACCCCATAGATGGATTCATAAATTACCTACTGAATTTATTAGTATTCAAAGAGTTGGAAATACTGATATGATAGGAATGGGAGAAAGTAATTTAGTTTTAGATGAATACAGAAATGAATTTACTGAACAAGAAATAACAAATGCTTATTTGCCAATAATAAATAGAGCCAAAAGAAAAAATCCACATTTAGATATAAGATTTGAGTTAGTTTCCAATTTAAGAATAGTAAAAGAAAATTTACAATCAATGAATTACATACCAACATTTGAAGAAATATCAAAAGCCTCTCCAAAAGAAATACAAGACTATTTAAGACGTTGTGGCAATACCCCCCAAAGTGCCTATTGGCATCCAGAAGGTGACGTATTGAAACATATTACTATAGTTTACAATAGAGCCCGTAAAACGGGAGGCATGAATAATGCTGTCGCCGCTTTATTTCATGATTTAGGAAAAGCTGATGTTACTAAACAGTCTTTTACAAAGCCAGGGGCTTGGCCCGCACATGGTCATGAGTTTGTTTCTGCTAAGTTAGTTGAAAAACATAAAGATTGGATTCAATCTATTGGAGCAGATTGGAAAGAAGTTTATGAGATGGTCAAAGAGCATATGAGAGTCAAGAAGATTCATGAAATGTGCCCATCTAAACAAGAAGAACTACGAAATAACAAATACTTTTCTAAAATTAACAACTTTTCTCAGTTTGATGACATGACCACTCTCTCTGATGAAGAATTGCAATAAAAATAAAGATATTGTTTTGTTAAAAAAATTAGCAAAAAAGAAGAGAACTTCTAAAAAAGAAGCTCTCAATACTCTTATTAACGCTGGCATTCTAGACGAAGACAAAAATTTCACAAAAAATTACGAACATTTAAATCATTTTTAACTCTCTCATTTTTAGAAGGGCATTCCAATTCTAAAGATAAATAAATAAAATGATAAAGAGAGTTAATGCTTTTCTCTAATTTCGTTAAATCTGAATCAGGTAACGTAGTTATTTTAAAGAATAGTGTTCCTATAGAAAACATTGGGAACATTCGATTTTTTAAAGATGACTCTCATGGTACTTTTGACAAAAAAGAGTTCAGATGGTCATTTAATAACAATTACTGGTCAGCATGGGAATCATTAAATCAAGGAAATTTAACGAATTTACAAATAAAGGGGTCAAGATTATTTCTTGAAATTAGATATGTAAAGGCAAATCAATCAGCGGGGGTATCTACATTTAGTCTAACTTATGATTCTACAAGCCCTTCTTCATCTTCGCAGACATCAACACCTCAACCAAATGTTGTGCCAACACAACAAACTTCGCCATCTCAGCCAAGTTCTGTAAGTACAAAGGTTTTTTCCAATTTTGCGAAAACAGATTCAGGAAATATTACTATTTTAAGGAACTCCTCACCTATTCAGAATGTTGAAAAAATTCGTTTTTATAAAGACGATTCTTCTGGTTCATTTGATAAAAAAGAATTTAGATGGTCCAATAACAAGAATTATTGGTCTGCGTGGGAACCATTAAATCAAAATAATTTAACGAGTTTAAATTTAAAAAATAAGCCATTTTTATTTTTTGAATTCAGATATGTAAAGGCAAATCAGGAAGCTAAAATTTCTAAGATGTCTTTAACATACAAACAATATGATTCATCAACTATTCCAAAAGAAGATACTACATGCACACCATCCGCACCAATAATTCCAACAAAACCATGTCCTCAAGAATACTATGATGAATCTTGTCACACCTCAATTTCTAGAGATTGTACAACCTTAGATGGACAACCAGGATCTTATTATCTATGGAGACCAAATCATAAGGGACAACAACCTATTAATACTATTACTGGTTTACAGCAAGCATTAGATGGAAAACAAGCTATTGACGCTTATGTAAGGGAATCCTCTTTAGGATCTGCCTTTGTATGGGATCCATTAGGGTATTTGGATGTCAGCGTACTTTCCATGGATTATGCTTATGTTGACGGATCATTAAATGATATAAGATCCAATTATATTCCAGACGTATCATTAAATCATAGCTATTTTCTATGGGTTGATGGATTATTACAAGCAACAGGTGCCCAAGGAATTCAAGGTTCACAAGGAACTCAAGGAACTATAGGAATTCAAGGAGCCCAAGGTATTCAAGGAGAAATTGGTATACAAGGACTTGAAGGAATCCAAGGCACAATAGGAACACAAGGAATTCAAGGTGTTCAAGGAACACAAGGTGCTCATGGACATATTGGTTTACAAGGAACTCAAGGAACGCAAGGTGTACAAGGAAATCGAGGAGTTCAAGGTGTTATAGGTTCTCAAGGAATTCAAGGAACTTTTGGAACTCAAGGAACTTTTGGAACTAAAGGAACCCAAGGAACGCAAGGTGTTCAGGGAATTCAAGGAACTGTAGGTATTCAAGGTGTTCAAGGTATTCAAGGTAAAATAGGAACACAAGGAACACAAGGTATACAAGGAACTATAGGAATTCAAGGTCTTGCAGGTATTCAAGGAGCTCAAGGAACCCAAGGAACCCAAGGCACGCAAGGTATTCAAGGTCAAATTGGTATACAAGGAACTTTTGGAACTCAAGGTATTCAAGGAACTCAGGGAATCCAAGGAACAATAGGATCACAAGGACTTGAAGGAATTCAAGGATCACAGGGTACGCAGGGAACTTTAGGATCTCAAGGAGTAGAAGGATCTCAAGGAATTCAAGGTGTTCAAGGAACTCAAGGAACCTCAATTAGTGATACATCAATAAATGCTATTTATAATTATATTGATTCGTCATTAATAGAAAGAGATTTATCAATTAACCAACTATTTGATTGGCAAATTGTTCAAGATGCGTCAATTAGTGAGATAAAACAATTAACTGATTTGCTAGATGCAAGTTGGGGGAATTTATACATTTATGACGCTAGTCGAAATAAAGTATTATCAACTGATCATACAATTTATACATTTGGCAGATCATCTCTTAATTCTAATGTAGCTGGTTATTTAACTATGGATGGGGCGGCTCATTCATCAACTGTGGGTGTTAGACCACCTTATGCCGGAACAATATTATCAGCTACAGTAGATACTGAAACATCAATAACAAGAGATTTTCATATTCGAGTCGATAATTCAACTAAACATATAGTATCGTTAAATGCTACAACGAATGCTTATGATTAATCAAGATCCGTCAGGTCATTACGTTAAAGTAGATTATTATGCTGATGCAGGATCAACCGCTTATATTCGTGATATTCGTTTGGAATTTAGAAAAGCTGATGTGGGGCAAATAAATTTATAATATGGATTTTAAATATGATTATAATATTGCTGATTTTCTAAATCAAAAGGTTGATTTAGATTCTTTAACTATTTCAATTTATGATAGCTCTGTAGATTCTTCTTTAAGTTATATTCAAAAAATAGATCCAAGTGTCAATTTATTTTTTAGTTCAGAATTATTGATAAATGATATTTCTATTTTAAATTATATTGTTCAAAATCACACAGGAGAGCCATTGTCTGATGAATTTATTTATAACGAACCAGTAAAAATTGAAGCCCCATTATTCATAACGGATACTTCTTTGAATACTGAATTACAAAATGTAACTATAGCTGTAATAGATGCAAGTGGAAAAATGTCAAGTTCTGGAATTATGCCATCATATTATGGACAATATTATTTAAGATATGAATCATCTCCTAATTCCACAACATATTCAACATCTCCAGTTTCAAAAATAGATGAATGGACTCCTCCTTTGCCCCCAGGAATGTATAAAATATCAGTTAGTTGGCTATGGAGCAGAAGTTCGACAAACGCCAATTCATATTTTTCATTTTCCTTAGATAATGTGGCTCAAGGAGAACGTAACACGTTAAGTTTTAGAATATCAAATATAACTGAAGTAAGATCTCAATATAGAGTATTTTATGTTTCGTTTGATACTCATACAGCTCATAGAGTTGCTTTAAATTTTTGGAATTCATCAGGTAATACAACCATAAGCGACGCATTAATAGAAATAATAAGAGTATTATAATGAAAAAGCTTTTAGGATATAATTTAAATGGTCAAATTATTGGTGTTGATTTACAAACATGGAATGAATCCGATTTAAATGGAAACCCACCATTTAAAAGAATATTTACCGATGTAATTCCATCTGGATATGCTGATATATCTTCAATTACAAATTGGCATTTATTTGGGGATATTGTAGTTAATGATTATTTTGCATACAAAACTGCCATTAAAGATTTAGTAATGGAAATAGGATGGTCTAATTTAACTAATATTGAAAAAGATCTAGCTATTCATTATTACTCGTATCCGGATTCAATATCTGCTGTAATTTATTTAATGGGAAAAGGTTATACACAACAACAAGCTCAGGGGTTTATTTTATTAGAATGGCATAAACATCATGCAAATCTTTTAAAATCATGTAGACAGAGATGGTATTATGCTAAATTTGTTGTTCCTCAATATCTTTCATTTGCAGATTCAGAAGATTTAATGAATACAGTTGAAGCATTAATATTTGCTTATACTGAAATGGGAAGGCTTGGTATAGAATATGGGGATAAAACTGATGGAATTATGGATTTTATAGAGTCAACAAATGGATATTTAGAAAATGGATTACAACAAAAAGGATATACTTTAATCGCCGGAACATATAATGATTTAATTTTAGGAATTAAAAATGTTTTAGTAGAAGGAATTTATACTAAATATGATGATATTATAATTTAAATGGTTGGGACATTTAAAAATTGCGAATAAAAAGGGCTCGAGAACCCTTTTTTATTTGAATAAATAATAAAAATAATTGTCCAATTAAATGCTACAATATCAGCTTGCAAGATATGAATATGTAAAGACAATAGAATTTTTTAGTCCTGGAATAAAGGATTCTGAAGAGCCTCTTCATGTCCAAAAGATACAATATTTTAAAGAAGAAGATTTATCCGGGCTTTTTACTAAAAAAGAATTTAGATATTCATTTGATAATATTATTTGGACAAATTGGAATACTCTTACACAAACCAATTTAAATAATATTGAATTTAGAGATCGCCCTGATTTCTATCTTCATATAAGATATACAAGACTTGGTTATAATACTGCGGATATTTTAAGATGGTATGTATATTATAATAGTAATACACCAACACCCCCAGTTCCTCCTTCAGACGTTTCAATAGATGCTGATACATTAAAAGGCGAAGGCCCGGATTATTATCTTGATAGAGCAAATCATACAGGTCCGTATGTTGGCTTAAATATTTTAGATGTTCCAGACGGAAGTCATGTTGGCGTTTACCATAGTCGTGTTGATACCTCATTTGGAACTACCTTTTATTTTAAACGAGTTATAGGAACTCAAGGAATAATTGTTACCGATTCATCTTCAGGTTTAATTACTTTTAGATTAAACCCGGATATTTATTCTAACATCGTTTTAGATTCATCTCTTGGAGCTGATTTTTATTGGTCTAATGGATATTTAGAAGTTAGTACCGCTTGTTGTGATCAATTAAAAATTTATATAGATGGTAGTTTAGCAAGCCGTGATGCCTCAATAAATTGGTTATATAATAATCGTACTATAGGAAGTGTTACAGAAGCATCTTTAGGTACTGATTTCTATTGGGATTCCGGTTATCTTGAAGTAAGTGGATCTCAAGGTATTCAAGGCACCATTGGATCACAAGGATTAACAGGAACTCAAGGAACTCTAGGTGTGCAAGGGGCCCAAGGTATTCAGGGACAAATAGGTATACAAGGTATTATAGGAGTTCAAGGAAGAATAGGAACTCAAGGAACATTGGGTGTTCAAGGAATCCAAGGAACAATTGGTTCGCAAGGAATTCAAGGAACTCAAGGAATTCAAGGTAGATTAGGTTTACAAGGAACCAGAGGTATTCAAGGAATTATTGGTTCTCAGGGTATTATTGGTTCTCAAGGAGTTCAAGGAACTGATGGTATTCAAGGTATACAAGGAACTAGAGGTATTCAAGGAACTGTAGGATCTCAAGGTTTAGGTGTTCAAGGAACTCAAGGTGTTCAAGGTAAATTAGGCACACAAGGAACTAGAGGTATTCAAGGTCGAGAAGGAGCTCAAGGTTTAGGTGTTCAAGGAACACAAGGTGTTCAAGGTAAATTAGGTATACAAGGATCTAGAGGTATACAAGGATTAGTAGGAGCTCAAGGTTTAGGTGTTCAAGGCACGCAGGGTGAAGATGGGCTTCAAGGCATACAAGGAACCAGAGGTATTCAAGGACGAGAAGGTGCTCAAGGTTTAGGTGTTCAAGGAACACAAGGTACTCAAGGTATACAAGGTTTAAGTATTCAAGGAGCTCAAGGAAAAATTGGTCCTCAAGGTCTTTGTATTCAAGGAACTCAGGGAACATTTGGTATTCAAGGTGCTCAAGGTATTTCGGGTGGTTTTGCAGGACAAGGGGTTCAAGGTACTGAAGGATCACAAGGTATTCAAGGAACTCAAGGACTTCAAGGGGCTCAGGGTAGTAATCAAGATGCTTCATTAAACGAATTATATGCTTGGCAAATAATTCAAGATGTATCTATTCTAACCTTGACTGGAGGCATTTATAATTCTTCTTTAGACCCATCTATAACAATGCCAAATACTATTGGTGGAATTCCTGCCGGCACATCTGTATATGATTTAGACGGTGACACATTAAGTAGCTTATGGGATGCTCTTTTATTTCCTACTGCATATCCTACTTTAACAAATCCTTCTTCATCATTCACAATCAATCCTACAACAACTTTATATGAAATAGCACAAAATATTTCATTATCATTTACTGCGACATTTAATCGAGGTTCAATAAATCCTCAATATACAGCAGCTAGTCCTTATAGAAGTGGATTACCAAATACTTATAATTATACGGGAACTGGATTACCTTCATCAGTTTTATCAACATCATTAACTGATAATCAATCAAATCCAAGTTATGTTGTAATTAATGGAAATCAATCCTGGACATCATATATTTCGTATGATGCAGGTGTACAGCCAAAAGATAGTAAAGGAAATAATTATTCAACACCATTATCAGCTGGAAATACCTCCATTATTACAAGAACCATTGAAGGAGTATATCCATTGTTTGGAACAACAACAAATATAACTACTTTAACAAAACAAACCTTAGTGTCAATGATAACCGGAAATAATATAGTATATAATATGGTTCCCGAAAGTGGGGGAAATAAACAAAAATTTGAAATTCCAAATGCTTGGCTAACATCAAGACCATTACAAGGAATTCAAACATATAATACCTTAACATTATCTTGGGAATACCAAGGTGGAACACAAGCTACATCATTAAGTTATTGGACAACATCATCTGTAACCGAAACCGTACAAGGAAATATAATTAATTATACAAGATACACTTATAATGGAACCGACAGAAGTTCAATTCAAATAAGATTGATTTTTTAAAATAATATAAAAAAATGTCACGTAATAAAGGTACATTCAATTTTTCAGCAAACTTTGAACCTCTACTTAAAGCACCGTTAGATGCAAGACAAGTAGTTGGAGCTTATGCTGATTTAACTAACCCATCCACATGGATAGATGCAGATAGTCTTGTTTGGCTATATAACGGAATGATTGTCGGTGTAGGAAATGATAGTGATCCCTCATTAAATGGAGTTTACTTTCTTAAAGATGCTGATAATTATGATGTATCAACTAATTGGGTTAAAGTTGGAGGTGGTGCCGAGATTGATGTTACCGCTTTAATGACATATATTGATGGTTCATTAGCTTTAAGAGATGCTTCCATCAACAATATTTATAATCAAATATTTACAATTAATGCTTCAATATCCAGAATAGATGGAAGCATCAATGTAATATTTCCAATTTTAGATCAATTAGATGCATCTATTCAGAGAATAGATGGGAGTATAAATACTATTTTTAATTATCTTGTTTCAATAAATGCTTCCATAGGATTTATTAATGCTTCCATTGGTCAATTAGATCTTAGAGTTCAAAATTTAGAGGCTTCGTTTGCTGAAGGCCCGTTCGTTAAAGAAGCTTCTTTAGGTTATGGATTGTATTGGGATGCTTCAGGATATTTAGATGTAAGCGTATCTAGTGGAGCATTTACTGGTGACATAAGTACAACTCATGTATTTTACGAAACTTCATTAGATCCTAGTCTAACTATGCCAAGCGCCGTTGGAGGTATTCCTGCTGGAACAAAAGTATATGATTTAAAAGGTGACACTTTAACTTCAATATTAAACGATTTGTTATTCCCGACTCAATATCCAACATTAACTGGTCCTTCAGCAACAATAGCTGTTGCACCTACAACATTATTATATGAAGTATCAGCAAATGTTCCTTTAACATTTACTTCAACACTTAATAGAGGTAGTATCAATCCACAATATACAGCAGATAGTCCATATCGAAGTGGATTACCTAATAACTTTAATTTTGGTGGAACAGGACCAGGATTAGTAGATATTTCGACAAGTACTAATCCATATGCAGCTCCTGTATTTGATGCTTCTATTCCATTAGGAACATACACATGGAATGTAGCTATCAGTTATGACGGGGGTGTTCAACCATATGATAATAAAGGAAATCCTTATGATTCATCACTTGCACCAGGAACTGTTAATTCAAATACTATAACGATAACAGGTGTTTACCCATTATTCGCTTCAACCGTTACTATTGGAGTTATGACAAAACAATCTCTTGTAGCTATGACAACTTCAGGTCCTATTACATTATCTTTAGTTAGTGAATCAGGGGGAAATAAACAAGCATTTGAAGTTCCAAATGCATGGATAGGGGCACCCACAAACAATCCTTTAACTGGAGTTAGAACATACAATACAGTTTCAGGTCAATGGGAATATCAGGGTGGAACGGCCGGAACATCATTGACATATTGGACATCATCAGGCACAACAGAAACAATACAAGGACAATCTATAAACTACACTAAATATACTTACAATAGTGATGATAGGAGTGCCGTACAAATAAGATTAGAATTCTAAAATAACTACATTAAATGTCAAGAAATAAAGGTACATTTAATTTTGCAGCTAACTTTGAACCTCTTGTAAAGGCTCCTTTAGATGGAAGATTAGTTGTAAGCACAAAAGCGGATTTGATAAATCCTGCCACATGGCAGGATGCAGGATCCAATGTGTGGTTATTTAAGGGAATTGTTGTATCTGTTGTTGCTGATTCAACCCCCGACAATAATGGCCTTTATTTCTTAACAGATGAAACAAATTACACTAATTATATCTATTGGGTTAAAATAGGCGGAACAACTCCTTCCAGCACAGTATTAACGTATGATGGTTCAATTGTTGGAAACGACGTAACCACCACATTTGCTGTTGTTCATGATTTAAGTACATTGAGACAAAATGTTGAAATTTGGGATGCATCGACTAATGAAACTATTTATCCAGCCATAACTAAAGGATCGAGCACAAATTATGTGTCATTTTACACACCTCCTTCTGCAGGATCAATTTATAACATTACAATTATAGGTTTTTAAGATAAAAAAATAACTCGAAAGAGCAAAATATATAATTAAAATAGTTTAGTAAACTATGAACACCTCAAAATTTGTAGCACCAAATACAGTGTTTGATTCAAGTGTGTCATTTCTACGAAATGTTACATTCGATTCATCGGTATATCTACAAGGAACAACACATATTACATTTGCGGCTGAAGATGCGTTTGCAGGCGATACTCCTTATGCGTTAGTTGTTGGATCAATTGGAACGGATGTTTCGATCCAATATAGACAATTAGGTACAATGGCCTTTGAAACATCAACAAACTATTACAGTAAACCTGAAGTAGATGTTCTTATATCAGATGTTTCAACGGCGTTAGATACACGCTTGGATTTCATAGACACTTCTATCGCAGGATTAGATGCCTCGATGGGTGCAGCATTCGTTAAGAATGCAAACCAAGACACTTCGATTGCTGCTTTAGATCTAAAGAATCAGTATCAAGATACTTCGATTGCTGCTTTGGATCTCAAAAATCAGAATCAAGACTCTTCAATTGCCGCTCTAGATTTATCTATGGGTGCTGCATTTGTTAAAAATGCAAATCAAGATTCATCTATTTCTTTATTAGATGGTCTAATTCAAAACATTGATTCTTCACTAGATCTTTATGTTGCCAAGAGCGGTGACACTATGACTGGTGCATTAATCATTTCAAATGGTGGATTGCAAGTAGCTGGCGATGTATCAATCACAACAAATGGTGATCTTTATGTGGATGGTGATACAACTATCAAAGGAAACCTTACTATAAACGGTTCTCTTTATGTAGTAGATGTTGAAACCATCGATGTATCAAGTGCGTATATTCACTTAAATACTGGTTTAACAGGCGCACCCCCATCATCTCTACAATCAGGTATTGTTGTTGGAAGGGGATCTGAAGAACCTTATGTGTTCATATTTGACGAATCACAACAAACATTTAGAATTGGTATTGCTGCTCAAACATCAACTGGCTATCTTGATGCGTCAACACAAGCAGTTGCTACAAGACAAGACAATCCTCTAGCAGATGGTATAGCATATTGGAATGCTACTGCTAATAGATTCGATACTACCGCAGGATTTACACTTACAGATGTTAGTAACCATTTTGCAGCATTAGACGCTTCAGTTGTACAAAATAGAACTGATATAGCGAATGTATCATTGGGACTCGCTAATTTTAGCCCTGCTGATTTATCTACAAGAATTTGGCACACCGAGACTTCTATAGGTGTACTTGACGGATCTGTAAGTTTCTTATTCGCATGGGACAAAGCTAAAGATGCTTCTATAATGCGTATTGATGCTTCATTAAATGATGTTGTTGATATAACTACTATTATTGATGGACTCGCTAATTTTAGCCCTGCTGATTTATCTACAAGAATTTGGCACACCGAGA